CCAGCTGCGACAGGATCACCGCTGCGACAACGGCTGCGGTTGCACCAAAGGCCACTACATCGACCCGGCTATAGGTAAGCGGTGGGGTTGGAAGCGCAGCGCCCCCGACTGGTACGGTATCGACGGTGGCTACACCCGCGAAGATTTCGTGGCCGAGTGGATGCGCCGCGTGGCGGCCGGTTCCGCAAAGCCGATCCCCCTGCCCTACCAGCGGAGGCGCAAAGCCCGATGAAGCGACCAGTCCACATCACCATCACGATCGTCGACGCGGGCTCGTTGCGGGAGCTGGGATCTGCCGACATGGGAATGCAGCTCGACGACGATCTGCTCACTCGGGTGTTCCACGACCGGGCGCAGGATCAGTACACGCAAGACGTTGCCGCGTTAGGCACCGAGGCGTACCGCAAGGCATTCCCTAGGTGACTCGCTGGATGGCGCTGCTCTTGGCCGCCGCGTTGGGATTCGGTTCAGTATACTACTTCCAACGCGGCGGCCTCGGGCGCTCCTGGTGGATTGCGTTTGTTATCGCATTTTTGGCCGGTCTGCTAATCGGATACATCCTCGGATGGAGGCGCGGAGAGCGTGATCATCAATGCAGCCAACTACTCCCACCTCGTGGGCAAGTACGTGATCATGAGCAGGCTGTCGACACTGGAGGAAGTGGCAGCCACCGGAGAGCAGGTCGTCGGAGGAGAAGGATACGTGTCCGGCGTTACGGACGATCAGAATGACGTGATCATCATCTTCGCCCACCGGGAGACCTGGCGAATCACCGGCCACAACGCAGTCGACTGGAAGATGGAGATTTGGGCGAACGCCCGTGCACATGAAGATTGGAAGAAGGTCGCGTCAGTATGACCACACCTCGGCGCAATCCTGGCTTTGACCCGGGCGGATGGGAGAGCGCCGGTTGGCCGATCTACGCCCGCAAGCGGTATCGGCTGTGGGTTCCTCCCGGAACACGCCTTGACGCCCGATGGGGGTTGCTGATCCGCGAGGACGTCAGCGCCCGAGGGCAGATGGCGATCCTTGAAGCCATCCCCCTGTTCGACCTGGGAGAGGCAGGGCAGATCGTATTTAGGCGGCGACGCTGACCCCCGAAGAGTGGGCCTGGCTCGAATCGCTCCCCCGCCAGCGACTCACCGACAGGATCGCGTACTGGGACGCCAGACACGATCTAGAGGAGGCGGAGCCCAGGTCACGCAGGGTCCGTGCCTATGCACCCTTGACAAGCAGTCCCTCGTGTGGTAGAATGGAACTACAAGAGAGGGAAGGGAAGCACAGAATGTACGAGATGGACATCTACCAGGTGAGCGGCGAGTTCGTGATCGACCTGGCCGAGGCCGTGCAGGCCGTCGAGGGCACGGGCATCGTTGTCAAGGAAGCGGGCGACTGGGGCTGGCTCGTCGCGCTCCCCAAGCCGATCCAGACCAAGCTCAAGGCCGAGGGCGAGATCGACATCCCCCTGGCCGAGGGCTACAAGGGCCAATCGGTGTGGAGCGCGTGATGCGGATCTGCCACATCAACGTCGCAGGGGCGGAGTGCGGCCAGCCGGTCGCCGGATGCATCCACTGGGCCGAGGAGAACTACAGCGACGAGGCGTGCCAGCGGCACCTGGCCCTGTTCGCCGACGTGACCAACCACCGAATCGAGCTGTACCCCGCGTGCCAAATCGAGATCCTCGACCCGTACAGCCGGGTGGATCTCGTCGAGTGTGGGGATCTGGCCAACACCAAGGCCGCGTGGGACGGAGGAGGAGCAATATGGATCTGCGGCAGCCACCTGGCGATGCTGGCGGAGGCCAACTGATCGTCGTGAGCCGGGACGTCGCCCGACGGTCTAACCGGTGGCACGTCACGCTCCGGGTCGAGGGGCGACTGTACTACTCGGCCCGGGTGTACCACACCGCACTGATCGACGCGGCTGTTGCGGCCGAGGCCGATCTACTGAGAGAGAAGGGTGTCAATGTCCGAATCCGATGACATCATCACATCGCGTCGGTTTGGCAAGAGTGAGGCGATGCGACAGAGGATCGAGGCGACCGAGCCGAAGGGGGTTCCCGCCCACGACGGGCGTCTCGTGCTGATCTTCGCGGGCACCTTCAACGAGGCCAATCGCTGGCGGTCGCTGTTCACCACGCTGTCTCCGTCGCAAGTCCGGTACGTGCACGACGGGCGGGACCTGCGCGGCCGACGCAACGTGCGGGGGGTGGTCTGGGGCTCGTTCTGGCAACGGCGCGACGCTCACGATCTGATGGAGTACGCAAAGATCGTCGGGATCGAGTGGATCGACACCGAGGACTAAGTGCCCTGGCTCTGGTACGTCTGGGTCGTCAACGCGGTCCTGGCCATGGGGGTTCTGGCCTGGGCCGTCCTAATCATAGCGGGGAGGCGAAAGTGAATCCAGGATCGATCCTCGGGTGCTTCGGCATCCTGTGCTCGTTGGTGATGGTGATCGACGCATTCTGGGGCAACTGATGGTTGACAACTACTGGACCCAGTGTCAACAGACATGGCGGCTGGCCGTGGATCCGGCCAACGATGGGATCGTGGTCTATCGGGAGGATGACGGCCGAATCACGATCGTCGACTTCGTCGCCGTCACCAAGCCCAAGGCCGAATGGGAAGGCGGAGACTGGCTGTTCCACGTCGCCAGGGCCTCCTGGATGGCGTAAGCGTCCTAAATCGGACCCCCAGCGAAATGTTGGGGGTCCGACTTTTAGCCATGCGCGAGCCACTGGCAGGGCTGGCACGTCAAGGGGGGATTGCGCCGCCGTCAAATCGTCTGGTAGAATGGGCTCCATGTCCGAGTATCCGCAGCGCGAACTGGAGCTAATGGACCAGGTCGCGAAGGAGAAAGAGGCACTCGACCTTCGGTTGAGGCACTGGAGCTATAGGGACATCGCCGACGTACAGGGGGTGACCGTACCGACCGTACGCAAGCGGATCCGGAAGGCGATCCAGGATGGCATCCCGAAGGAAGATCGCGAGCACGCTCGCCTCATGGAGGTCACGCGTCTCGACAATATGCAGCGCTTCAACGAGCTGGTCATCGAGTCCAGCGGAACGACTCTGGCAGAGAAGTTCACCGCCCAACAGGCGTGGCTGGCTGTTTCAAGAGTACGATCTGCACTACTTGGGCTCAACGCCCCCGCTGAGCTGGAAGTCAAATACAGCGGCGCTCTGGACCAAGAGATCGAGGGCCTGATGGCCCAGCTCGGCGCGATGCCACAGGTCCCGGAGGTCATTGACATCGATGACTAGTACGCCCGGAGGCTGGCGCGAGGGTTACGGCCCTGGCGACGGCGAGTGGCGTACCTGGGATCCGGAACGTAAAGAGCACTTCCGCAACAGGTTGGCTGAAGAGATGGAACGTCGCCGCACGATGTGGCGCTGCGACATCCCATTCTGCGACGGCCGACCACACGGAACCTTCGTGGCTCCACACGCTAGGTTCGATCAACTTGCCCCACCCGACGTCCCCCGTACGGTGCGCGACCCGCGTCAGCCGGCACCGGTACAGGTCACCCTTCCATGGTTAGAGTGGCTGATCATGGCGGGACGCGGGTGGGGCAAGACCCGTACCGGAGCCGAGTTTATTCGCGAGCGGGTCGCCGCTCTCGGCGCCAAGGGTCGAATTGCGCTCGTCGGCAGAACTGCGGCCGACGTCCGCGACGTTATGCTGCACGGCGAATCAGGCTTGCTGTCCGTCTTCCCCAATCAGGAGAGGCCGGTTCACTACCCCAGCAAGAGGCAGGTGGTTTTCAAGAACGGCGCAGTCGCCTTCTGCTACTCCTCCGACGAGCCAGACCAGCTACGTGGTCCCCAACACCATGCGGCCTGGATCGACGAAGCGGCGACGTTCTACAATCTAGAGGACGTGATCACCAACTATCGGCTCGGGTTGCGCCTCGGGCTGGACCCCCGTTGTGTGATTACGACCACCCCACGCCCCCGGCCGGAGATCCGGGAGCTGAGGTACTCACCGACCACCGTGATCACCGGAGGCCGGACGTATGATAATCTCCACAATCTGGCTCCTGCCTTCCGCGAACAAGTCTTGCGCAAGTACGAGGGCTCGCGACTCGGGAGGCAGGAGCTAGATGGGGAGCTCCTCGAAGATGTTGAGGGCGCTCTCTGGACGAACGAACTCATCGAAGAGCACCGGGCTGACTTGGACTTCGTCAGCCCGTTCTTGCCCCAGATGGAGATCGTCGTTGCGATCGACCCAGCAGTGACCTACGGAGGCGACGAGACGGGAATCGTCGTCTGTGGTCGGCTAAACGTGACGGAAGTCGCAGAAGGATTCGTCCTAGCTGACCTGTCAGGCCACTACTCTCCACATGGATGGGCTCAAGCTGCGATCCAGGCCGCCCAAGCTTGGAACGCAAGCTACATCGTCGCCGAAACGAACAATGGCGGCGAGATGGTCCGCAGTACGTTAGAATCCGAGCGTCTGCCGCGAGGAGTGAGATTCAGGCCTGTAACAGCCACGCGAGGTAAGAGGCTGCGAGCGGAGCCGATCAGTACCCTGTACGAACAGGGACTGATGCACCACGTTGGGATCCACCACACGCTGGAGGATCAAATGACCACGTGGACACCGGCCGATCGCCTGTCCCCCGACCGCCTCGACGCGTTGGTTTGGGCCTTTGCTCACCTATTCTTCCGGAGGCGCGGGATGGCGGATGTCGCGTAGTATAAGCTCCCCGATTGAGCCCGGGGGAGGCTGGGTCGGCGCGCTCAAAGGCGCGGTCAGCCTGCTGGCAGACCAGGCAAGCCGTAGCTGGGCGCGTCGATCCATGCCGGTCGATCCACCGGTCACTGGACCGAATGGGCTCCAAGTGACCATGGGTCCTGACGGACTCTACCAATGGTTTGCTGAGGGGAGCGGTACCGGATGGAGAAACTCCGCCGTGGCTTACCGCTGCATCGTAGCTATCGCGACCAACGCTGCTACCTGTCCGCTCGAAGTGCTGAACGACACCGAGGAAGTGATACCGAACGAGGTCGCTGACCTCTGGAACCACGCACCCAACGACTACATGTCCGCGCGGATGCTACGCGAGATCGCCTGGCTCCGGCTAGAGACACGCGGACAGACATTCATTTTCATGGACCGGGGCAATTCGGGCCGAGGCCCGGTTGCCTCATTACATGTTTTAGACCAGGGTTGGGCCGTCGAGCCGCTAGTCGACAACACGGGACCGGAGGGAATCGATGTTCTGGTCGGATATCGAGTCTGGGGCACTACCGGTCGTAGCGGAATCCTCCTGCCCGACGAGATGCTTTGGCTGCGGTACCCAGATCCCGACGACGTCTGGGCCTGCTTGCCGCCGCTGCGAGCGGCTCAGTTCGCTCTGGACCTGGACGACTATGCTCGTCGTTATCAGTCCGCGACTCTGTCACGTGGAGGCACCCCAGGTGGTGTCGTCTACTTGGGTGACGTCGACGAGAGAACCTTCCTCCAGGTCAAGTCGGATCTCCAGGCTCGTCATGAACGCCCGGAGGACGCAGGTCGACACCTCGTCCTGGCGGGACCCATTCAGTCAAAGTACGATAGAATCTCTCTAACAGCCGAAGAGGTAAGCTACCTAGATACGAGGGTACGCACCGCCGAAGAGGTGATGCTAGCGTTCGGCGTTCCGCGCGACTACCTCATGGGTGGAACCACCTATGAGAACCGCGACGCCGCGCGAACCACCCTCTGGTCCGACACCATCGTGCCAAAGCTTCAGGTCGTAGCGTCAGAGGTCGACCTGGCCGTGGTGCCGGATCCGCGCCAGACCGCAACATTCAATACCGAGCACGTCGAAGCTCTGCAAGAATCGAACGACGCACGCGTTACGCGACTGGTGTCGTTGGTCCAATGCGATGTCGTGACCATCGACGAGGCGCGAGAGGAGATTGGCCAGGAGCCGCTGCCGGATAACATCGGCACGGTGACACTCACTGTGTACCGCGCGCGAGCCAATAGCATCGGGTCGCACCAGCTACCCGACATCCACGGCGAGACACCACCCGCACTCCAGGGGCAACCGCCCCCACCTCCCCCCAATGGACCTCCGACCGATGAACCACCTGTTCCTGATGACACGAATCGTTACCAGCGTGTGGCCCGGACCCCGTCACACAATGGCAACGGACACCGCCTTCCGATTGGATCTGCCTCATGACGAAGTTGATGGTTGTCCCCGCCAACGGGGCAACCTATGACCGCACCGGCCACGCGCTCATACTGAAAGATGGACCGCTCGACGGCCAAACAGGTGAGCACATCGGCGCGCTGCCGCGCCTGCTCGAACTGAAGATCGGCGTTTACGGTACGTGGACCTACCTGCGTACGTCGGAGAACACCGACGTTACTGACTTTGTCCCGGGCTCTACCAAGATGCGGACCCGCGAGGGTCGCGTCTACAGATGGAATGGTAGAGACCCGAGTGGAAATCGTATCTGACGACTACCGATACGTAGCGTTCCAGAACCTAGCCGTCCGCTCTGATCGCGAGGGCGACGCTCCCCACTTCGAAGGCTGGGCATGTCGACATGACACAGTCGACGCATATGGTACTGAATTTGCCCCGGGCAGCTGGTCAGCTGGCGGCCTTGACGGCGAGGCATATGCGCTGTGCTGGATGCACGATCCCACCACACCAGTCGGAGTGTTCCGTGCCCAGGACCAGGCCGAGGGGCTCTGGATCCGGGGATGGTGGGACGA